AAGCGTTGCTCCAAAAACTGCAAGCGAAATTTCCGTGGGGTGTGGTGCTGATCGTCTGCGCAGGCATGAAATACGCCGCGTATGTCGAAGCAGTCCACCATAAGGATGTACTCACATCAGCCGAATTGAAAGCCGAATCCCTTGCCAAGAAACTACTCAACGATTTAATCGAATAGAGAGATGATAAAAACGGAGACGCAGATTGAGCGGGATTTCTATTCTTTCGTCAAGAATAGCGAAATCGGGAAAGCCATCAGAGGAACGGTTTACCGGCCCGAAATGCGCCCGACCGACGCCACAACGGAGGATTTGATCGTCAAGTTCCTCGCGGGACTTGATGAACAGGTACAAACGGGCGTGGTGATTTTCAATCTCTATGTCCCCGATATACCCTACACCGACGGACGAATGGTTCCGGATAGGAAACGTATCGGCGAATTGCAGGAATTGATTCTCTCATTCGTAAAAACCGCAGGAGGTACGGAGTATTGGCTCTCGACAGATGCGACACCGACCACGATGCGCAACGAGGATATAGAGCAACACTTCATTTACGCAAGAATCAAGTTTAACCGCATAACAGAATAGGATTATGGCAAAGAAAATCATCATGTCGTGGTCGAAGTGCAAAATCGAAGTCGGCAAAACCGGCGAAGATGAAGCAATGGCTGTCAGCCTGACCAACATAGGAATCATCAACGACAAATCGACGACGCTTGCCACCGAGGATGGCGAGAAACTCACCGCAACGGCAACGGGCGGGATCGTAGTGGCCGAAGAGGAGGGCGAGCCGGTCGTTACCATAACGACCCGGGTCAAAGAGATGGATTTCGACACAGAAAAAATATTCACCGGAGCGACAGTATCAGAGGAAGAATTGGTTGTAAAGACCAACGTAGTATCGGACGATTTCTCTGTGAAACTCACGCCCAAGAACATCGGTGCTATCGGCATCAAGGCACGCCGCACGCATGTATCGTTCCGACCGGGCAGCTCCGAGGAGGAAGGATCGTATGTCGATCTCACGTTCAAGGTGCTCGCCTGCTCCGACGGGGAGCTTTACAAGAAGTTCCGCGTCAAGTCCGAAGATTGGGCATCGTAAGGTGCTGACGAGTGGAGAGACACCCTTTGCGGTTGGCAGGAGAAACCGCAAACAGGAGGGTTGGCAGAGTGGCTGAATGCACCTCACCGCTAACGAGGCAAGCCGTAAGGCTTCGGAGGTTCGAATCCTCCACCCTCCGCAATATTATTTCAGACAATGGAAAATACAACTATCGAAAGCCGCGTTGCTTCGGCCATCCTTGAAAGGAGTACAGGAAGCATCGAGATAGAGGGCAATACCTACGAGATAGGCGCACCCTCTACCGCTACGCTCATTCTCGTATCGGAATTGGTCGCCACGCTCCCTATCGTGGAGAAAGTCCCGAAAACCGAGATGGTAAACTCCGTGCTGCACTATGCACGGTTCTATCGTCCGCTCGGTGATATTGCCGCCGTGCTGATCCTCGGAGCCAAAAATCTCACCGAGGAGCGTATCGAAGTGCGCGAGGAGCGCCGTCTCTTCGGACTTATCAAGCATAAGACCGAAACCAAGGTCGTGGTCGATAAGAAAGCGGGACTCTCCAAACTCATTTTGGATAACGTCCGCCCGACAATCCTATTCGATGTCGTAGTACAGCGGCTTCAAGACATGGAGATCAGCAGTTTTTTCGCCATTACCACTTCCCTGTCAGAGGCGAATATCCTCAAACCGACAAAGGAAGTGGTAAAAGGCTGAACGACAGCATTTGGGCTACCGTTCTCGGAATCGCAAGAACGCTCGGAGTAACAGAGAAATACGCCTTATACGACATTAGCTATGTAAACGCGATCCTGTATAGTCGTGCGATGCCGATGCCCGGCGATAAGGGCGAGAATGGCGACGCGCCGCTTTACGATGGCAGTAAAGACGCGAATAACCCCGAAAACTTCAAGGATTTCACAGACGATGAAGAGGTTGTAAGAAAATGAAACACGATGACGGCACATTAAGTTTTGGCACGGCGATAGATACCTCGGATTTCGACGCAGGCATCGAGCGTATCGAAGGGAAAGTATCGGAACTGACCTCGAATGTTGAAGTTGAGACCTCGAAAATCTCTCAACTCCTTACCAACGTTCCTACCCTGAATATTGATGTCGTCAGCAATGCGTCTCAATCTCTTTCCACCATAGAAACCGCTTTCGCGGAAATCGACCGCGTGCGCGATCTGAACGCGCAGGGCATCCGCGAACTCGAAGCCGAATATCAACGGCTGGGACAGCAGGGAGCCGCCGCTTTCAACAAGGCCACGAAAGCAGGGGATGATGAATTTCGCGCCTGCCAAAGACAACAGCAGGCAATCCAGCAGGTCATCAATGCCCGTAAGAGGGCGATCTCCGAGGCAAACAAGCAGTTCGATTCGCTGGTCAAGTTAGAGCAGCAGATGAAGAAAGAGACTGTCGCAGCTGAAAAGGCCGCAAACAGCCAAGTTTCCATCCGCACGCGATTGAGACAACTGCGCGAAGAGCTGGTAATGATGGAAGCCGCAGGACAGCGCGGCACAGCCCAATACAAGGTATTACAAGACGAGGCCGGAAAGCTCACCGATGCGTGGGCCGACGCTACGGCGCAGGCGAACATCCTCGCTCACGACCAGCGCGGGATGCAGGGCCTTATTTCGGGCATTTCGGGCGTGGCTGGGGCATTCTCCGTCGCACAGGGCACTATGTCCCTATTCGCCGGGGAAAACGAGGATTTGCAGAAGATAATGGTCAAGGTGCAATCCCTGATGGCTATTACTATCGGACTGCAACAGATACAGCAGACCCTCAACAAGGATTCGGCATTCACCCTCGTAACCCTGAACGGCCTCAAAGAGTGGTGGAATAATTTGATGGCAGTCGGCATCGGCGAGCAGACCGCAGAAACGGCAGCAACGGCGGCCAATACCGCAGCGCAAGGAGCGAATACTGCCGCGACTATCGCCGACACAGCGGCGCAGGCCGCCAATAATGCCGCGACCAATGCAGGCACGGCGGCAACGGGAGCCAATACCGCCGGACAAATCATCAATACCAAGGCGGCAAAGGCCGGAACCATTGCGAATATTGGCCTCGCCGGAGCTTTCCGCATGGTAGGTGCAGCGATCAAATCAATTCCCGTATTCGGCTGGATTTTGGCGGCTATCGGTGCGCTTATCGGCGTAATATCCCACTTCATCGGCAAGTCGAAAGAGGCCGACAAGGAGTTCGAAGAGCAGCAGGAAATCCTCAAAGCAGGCCGCGAAGCCTACGCCAAGGCGTCGATGGAGATTTCGAGCTACCAAACGAAGCTCGAAAAATTCAACGGCACGAAAGAGCAGGAGAAGCAACTCGTCAAAGAGTTGAACTCCAAATACGGCGAGCACATGGGCTATTACAAGACCCTTGCCGAATGGAAATCCGTCCTCAAACAGAAAGGTCAGAAGTATTGCGAGATGCTGCTGCTCGAAGCGCAGGCGCAGGCCGTTCTTAATAAATACACCGAATCCTACATCAACCTCTTGGAGGTGCAGGATAAGGTCAAAAAGGGCGATTTCGACAAGTGGTATCGCGGCAAGCGCGGAGATGCCCGTGCCCGCCAGAAAGCTATCAAGGAGGCGCAGGATGAGACCGACAAATGGGAGGCCCAATACAAAGACCTACAAAATAGGGTTCAGCAGATCAAGGATGACAACGATCTCAACTTCCATATCGACCCCTCGGCCAAAGGCAAGACTTTCGACCCGAAAAAGGCGGCCCTCGATCAGAAGAAAGCCGTCGAAGAGTGGAAAAACGCCGTCAAGAAGTACCTCAAAGACGCGCAAAATGAGATTGCGGATTATACGCTCGACGCGATGGCGGAGGGCCAAGCCAAAGAACTCAATCAGATCGAACTCAACACCGTGCGTAAGCGTAATGCGTGGCGGGATCAACTTCGCCAGCTTGCCGAGGTTCGCAAGAAAGCCGAAAAGGAGTATTACCTCTCCCACAAGGGCGCAACGGAGGTAGGATGGGCCAATTCCGAACGAGGGAAGATGTCCACCGAGGACTATATGAAACAACTCCTCTCCGACCCGAAAATTGCCGAGCAGTTCAATCGCGTGCTCACCGAGATCACGGAGCAGGGAGAGCGGGACAAGGCCGCCGTTCGGCAAAAATATACCGACGCCCTGATCGACGAATACGGCACGGTGGAGCAGAGATTGGAAAAGCTCAACCGCGAATGGACGAAGAAACTGTCCCTGATACCGACCGAGTATGTGAACAACGCGATCAAGCAGATGAACGCCGAGTTTGTGGCGTTGGAATCTGCCGACTTCAAGAAGTCTATCAACTGGGAAAGCGTATTCGGAGACCTCGGAAAACAGTCGTTATCGACGTTGCAGTATAATCTCGATAAGATCAAATCCTACTTCGCGTCGAACAAGGATTCTATGGGTGCAACCGAGATCAAGGACTATCAGGAAGCGATTACCAAGATGGAAGATGAAATCGCCTCCCGCAACCCATTTGTCGCCCTACACAAGTCGGTCAAGGACATCGAATCTGCAAAAAACGACTATATCGCCGCATTGCAGGAGTGGCGGGACGCGCAGGAAGCCATTACGACGGCACAGCAGGAATACAATGACGCCCTCGCCATTGAGCAGGAGCTTCGGGAGCAAATCAATCTGGGAGAACTCGCGGCTGACAGCGAGGAATACCTCGAAGCCGAAGAGCGTTTGAAGCAGGCGAAAAACGATGTAGCCACAGCGACGGATCGGAGCAATCAGGCCGAACAGAAAGCCTTGAACGCGCGAAATAACATCACCGTCGCCTACAAGAGTTTCGCAACCCAACTCCGCAGCGTCGGAGGCGTCGTTTCGGATATTGGCGGCAAGGCGAAAAACCTTGCATCCATATTTTCGGATGATGTTGCAATGGGCATCGGGAAAGCCCTCGATACTATTGACGCGGTATTGGATGCTACGGCGACCGTCATTGACGCAATCGGAGACACAGGCAAGAGTGTTTCCGAAGCTATGGCGACGACGGCCGAGGCATCGGGAGCCGCCATGCAATCGACAGCACAGGCCGCAGCAACGTCGATCTCGACCGTAGAGAAAGCATCGGTCATCCTCGCCGTCATTTCGGCGGCTTTGCAGATCGCTACGGCTATCGCCAACCTCTTCAACGACGATGATGAGAAACAAAAAGAGATCGAGAATCTACAACGCCGCATCGACCAACTGCAATGGGAACTCGACAATGCCGATGCCGTCCGGTTACAGAATAACGTTGGGGATGCCGTAAAGAAATTGAGAGACATCTATGCCGAAACGACGCAGGAGGTATTGCGCCTGCACCTCACATCGCAGCAGTACGGCAACGCATGGACGCGGATGTTCGCCCGGATGCGCTACGACAGCGAGGTATATGAGAAATCCGTCGAGAAGATCGCCGATGCGTATGCAAAGGTAGCCTACACCGCCGACAAAGCCCTCGGAGGAAAAAAATACGACGAGGGCCGAAATCAGCTCAAAAATCTTGCCGAACAACAGCTCCTCATTCAGAAACAGATCAATGCCGAGCAGAGCAAGAAAAAAACCGACCATGGCAAGATCGAGGAGTGGCAGCGACAGATTCAGGAGATCGCCGAAGAGATGGCTACCATCATCAACGAGATGCTGGAAAACATCATCGGCTACACCGCCGCCGACCTTGCCTCGGAACTCGGAGATGCTTTCTTCGAAGCTTTCAAGGAGGGAGAGGATGCAGCCGAAGCATGGGGTGAAAAGGTAAACGACATTGTTGCCGACATCCTAAAACGGATGATGATTCAAGAATTACTCGAAAAACCAATCGGCGACATTTTCGACAGGTATAAGAAAAAATGGTTTGGCGAAGACGGTGTTTTCCGGGGTTTCGATGCGGTAAAGAATAGCCTGACCGACTTTGCCGGTGAGCTGAATGTTCTTGTTACGGATTTTTCCGATGCAATGAATGAACTCCCCGACGAGTTGAAAAGCTTTCTGATTGGAGATGCCGAACGCGAGGGGACGAGCAAGGGTATCGCCACCGCATCGCAGGATAGTGTCGATGAGAACAACGCCCGCCTGACAACCATTCAGGGGCATACCTATACCCTCGTGCAAGGTATGAATGACCTGAACCGCACAGGCAATGCCGTACTCGACAAACTGACCGGAATCGAGAAGAATACCTCCGAGACCAACGACAAACTCGATAAAGTCGATAAGAATATCAAGGAGATTAGAAATACGGTCGATGATATTGACAGGAAAGGATTAAAACTCCGCAGCTAATGGAAGAACTTATCAAACGAATACAAAAGGAGTGGAAAGCGGCCAAAGATGCCGCCCAAGCTCAATGTGCGAATAACGGACAGTATGAAATGGCGCAGAAGCTCGGAGCCTGCGAGATGTTCAAGGGAGATGAAACGCTGGAAGAGCTGATCGGGCTAATGTTCTCCCCGCGAGGCATTGAATTTCTCACGACTTACAACTTCCCCAGCCTCGCCACTTTTCGTCGATTCAAAAAATATCATCCGGAACGTTTCGGCGTGTATATCGACTGCGGCAAAATCTCGCTTTCAGAGGCCCGAAAAGTCTTTTTGATAGGAGACACCTCCGCAGAGCTGAAATACAGCCAAACGGCCGGAAATCGGCTATTTCTAATGTGCGGAGCGAATGCCTCCGTCATCGCATCGGGATATGCGGTCGTCAAGGTCGAAAAAGATAAGGATTCCGAGGTGAATTACATCGTTCAGGACAACGCGAAAATCTTATGGTAGGCAAGCTGTTCATAGACGGGCTGGATGCGTTCAGCGAATACGGCATATTTGTCGAGCAGTACGGGTACAAGGCACTCGTACAGATGCCGTCATTCAAGAAATTGAGCAGCACCGAATGGCCCGAATATGACGGCGAAGAGGTCGATCTATCCGCCCCCCTCCTTGATAGCAAAACATTTTCGATTCCGTTTTGCATTACCGATATTTTGAGCGCGAGCGATTTATTCGAGGTACTTTCCGATGGATCGTATCATATCTTCGACTTCGCCGAACTCGGCAAGTCCTACAAACTGCGGCTTCTGACCAATCCCGCATTGTCCGCCAAAATCCAGCTCGGAAAAATCACGCTGAATTTCGCCGATGACTTCCCGCCCGTCTATCCGACCGACGAGACGGACATCGAGAGCCTGAACGAGTACAATACGCTGCTGAATCAAGCTCCCTATGCAACAGCTCCGGCGGGCTTCAAGCAGAACGGCTACGAGATGGATGATGTCGATTTTTCCCGCTTCGGGGTCTATGTCCTCGACGGCACGGATCGGAATATTCAGAAAGCCCCGAATGTCCGCGAGAATCTGAAAGTCGATGTAACCAATCGGCCCGGAGTAAGCTATGACGGAGAATCGGTTTTCTACAAGGCGAAAGACGTTGCGATAAAGCTCTTTATCTATGCCGATAACATCGCTCAATTTTGGGAACGCTGGTATGCGCTTTTCACCGCCCTGCTGAAACCCGAACTGCGCAAATTATACAACGACAACTCTTTGGAGGAGTATAATTGCTACTACAAGAGCAATGCGGTAACGCGGTTCGATATTCGCCGCAACGGGCGGGTGTGGTGCGAGTTCACCGTAACCCTGACCTTTCCCGATTCGCGGCCCGACGGTAATTACTGCGTATTGGCGACCGAGGATAAGGAGGTAGTGATAACCGAGCCGGAAGAGGGCCTCATTGTATTTAGAATTTAACTCTACAAGGATATGATAAAGAAGAAAATATCGGAACTCCCCGAATGCACCTCATTCAAAGGGCTGTGGACTATCGGTGTCGATATATTCAACAAGAGCGTCAAGGTGTCGCTCGAATATATCCAGTCGGTCGTCGAGGGGATGAAAGCGGCGACAAAAGATGCCACCGATGTCACCGATGCAGCATCGAAGAGTGCCCAATCGGCCATCAATGCCGCGCAAAAAGCACAAGAAGCTACGACCGCCGCCAATACCGCAACCATGAACGCCAGCAATGCCACCGCCGCCGCGATTGAGGCGAAAGAGGATTGCGAGGAGGTGATCGCCGCCGCTGCGGAATTGGAACCGCTGAATCTTGTGCCGACTGCAATGACGGTAGAATACCCCTCGCGCCTGCTGGTCGGCAATATGGCGGAGAATTTCATCCGCGCCACACTCACTCCGGCCAGCGTCAAGCCGAATGTATTGTTCCTCGGCGACGATAAGGCCGTATCGGTAACTCCCGACGGACGCATTACGATCCTTGCCGCCGGAACCAGCATCATCCATGTCATCCCGACCTGCAACGTAGCCCTCTACAAGACGATTCAGATCAAGGTCTCGAAGCCTACGGTCAGGTTGGTAACACTCTCGTCGATCCGCCTCACGGCAAACGGTAATTTCAGGTTCAATTAAAAACAACATCAAGCTATGGCAAGACAAGGTTACATCAGCGAATTTATGAATGGCGGGCGCATCCTCTCGCATGGCAAGATCGAGAACCTCGCAGACGGTTTCAGCCTGCCGAATGACGCGCTGTTCTCGATCTACATCAGGCCCAAATACAGCAGCTCCACCGTGGACGCCGTATTGAGCGTGAAATGCTATCAGGACGACGAATTTTCCGACGCTCCGGTAGTGCTCAACGATTGGTCGCCGATGGCGATCAAGGCCATCGCACCGAATGCGGATTTTCTCAACACTCACGACCTCTATTGGGGAGCTGGGACTTACGTCGAAAAGGTATGATCGTCTCGGTTTTCATCTCCCTATCGCGGCGGCTGCGCCAATGGGCGACATCCCGTAGGCAAAAGAAAATGCGGCTGAATACCGCATCGTCGGTGATGTTCATCGCATCGAAAGGAAAAACGGTTTTCAAATTCTTAAACGACAAATAGCTATGACAGCAGAACAAGAAGCAATCCTCGAACAGATTATCGAGGCTTTTCAGAATGGCAAGCGATTGAGCGACTTGCCCGATGTATCGGGAACCAACCCGTTCAACCTCATTTGCGAGGTATTGGAGGACGGCGAGAGCAAAAAGGCCGCGCTCGCAACGCTCCTGCCTTACATGGAGGAGGAATGCAGCTACGGCATCGAGTTCGACACCGCTGTATCCTCGCCTGCCTGCACCCGTATCGGCAATCTCTCCCTGCACAAGAGCCTGCCGATCCACAACCGGATGAAAGGCTGCCTGCTCAACGACGACGGCGAGGTCGTGGAATATCTCAATCCGGCAAATT